TCTTGCCAGTCCCAGGTGATCGCGTATCCCTTGAACTTGAGGTAGGCGATGGCTTTCGCGGGCTCCAGGCCGAAGATGGCTTTGAGGTCGGTCGGGCTGAGGCGTTTCTCTGTGGCAGCCATGTCAATCCTCCCGGTCGGCGTTAGCGCTCAGGCGGCCCCAGGTGTCGGCGACAAACAATAGATTGGTGAGCTGCTCCTGGAGCGCCAGACCGTCCATCTGTGGAAACGCCTCCGTTAACAGGCCAAGGGCTTCTGAGTCATCGCGTGCGCGTTGCAGCGCCTCAATGAATGGGGCGACGGCTTGTTCGCTTTGCTGTTGCAGCGTCTCAGCGGACAGGTTGGCAATTGCCTGATCGAGAGCGATTTGATCCAGCATGGGCACCACGGTGGGTTCGGCGAACTCCGGGGAATCGACGGGCGCCTGTGCCGAGGCGAGATCGCCGTCCTGCAGGTTGTAGGTACGTTTCCAATACTCGTTGGTGAATTTCACACCGGACTCTGTCAACGCCTTGTCGCGCTGGGCCAGGGTCTTGTCGATTTCTTCCTGCTCCCAGAGCTCATACAACGGTGCCGTCACATCGGTACCGAAATTGAGGTCAACGACCAGGCGAATACACGCGTTCAACGACGCGGCAACTATGCCCGCATCGCCGTCCCGGATGTCTTTGGTGACCTCGGCGCCAGCAGTGGCGCTCGCCCGCGTGCTGTCCTTCTCGGTGGTTTGGTTTTGCCCGAGCATGGCGACGTTGATTTCGCTACGGCAGTACTCCAGCAATTCGCGGTAAACCTCGGCGCTACCGGCTTTGCCTGCGGCCTCGATGATTTGAACGCTAGAGTCGTCAGGGATCGCCGCCACCGCGTCCTGCACCATGGCCTCAAGGCTATCGAGCAGCAAATCAGTTTCGCCGTCATTGGCGCCGCGTGGGTGTTTACCGATGACCCAAGGACTGCCGTACTTCTCGGTGAACTGTACCCAAAACTTCAGGCCACCCTTCATGAACGTTGCTGGCCAGAAGCACATGCTGAGGTCTGGGAAGCCGTAGGGGTTCGCGTAGGTAGCGTCCTGCCGGGCGACGATGAAACGCTGCGGGTCGCACAGTTCACCGTCTTGGCCTGACTCTTTGGAGCGGAAGCGAAGCTCGTTGTTTTTGTCGTAGAAGAACCACTCCGCCGGTTTGCCAAGCAAGTCGTCCGGTACCAGGTTCATGCCCACCGGTTTCCACATCAGCTCAATAGGCTGATAACCGAACAGCGGCGCATCGAGCAGCTCGCGAATGATGCGATCCAGGTCAAGATTGGTCAGCCAGTCGCGAATAAATCGTTCCACCTTGATGGGCGCGTCGCCACGTTTAATGCCGCGCTCCAGAGACAGAACTGAGGCCTTGCGACGGCGCACGTTACCGCCAACCAGCGCTGAGCTTCGTAGATCCCGGTACACCGTGATGTCCTTACCTTGAGCTTTCAGGATCGGGTCAGGATTAGGCAGATTGGCGCCGCTGAATCCGCCCGCGCTGGAGCGCCCACGGGTGGCAATGTGTTGTTCAAGTGCCGAGTTGCGCTTGGCCTCGGCAAAGCTCACGAATTCGGTGGGGCTGACCCACAGGCCTTTCTTGTTCATGCGTACCCCTGGGTGATGCGTTTGCCCTGACGTGGACGGCGTGATTTGACCGACACCGGACCAGAGGTGACTTCCAGTGTGGCGAAGTTAGCCAGCGCGCCGGCCCCTGCGAAGTCGCCGTGGCGGTAAAGATCCGGATCTTTGAGGTCTTGTGAGCGGGCTTTGACGATCATCGGAATGCCGTCGACGGTTTCGATGACGCGCACGTCCTGGTGCAGGTTGTCGTCCTTGGGCATGGTGATGGTGCTGTCTTCAAACAACCCTACAAATTTCGGCATCCAGGCGCCGTACCAGGCACGGCTGATTTTGACCTGTTTGATGAGGTTGCGACCGAACTCGTCGGCGGTCTCTTCGGCGAGCGTTTCGCCGTTACCCGAGGCATCGAGCGCCGCGCCGCTAAAGCGAGGCAACCGGCGCAGTGTGTAGAACAGCACCAGCTTTTGCTGGCGCGCAGGGACACGGTGCATCTCTATGACAAAGGGCACATCGCGGTGGCGGGACTGGTCGACCGACATCGGGCAGGCAATGGAGAAATCACGGTGGCGGGCGTAGTCCATGCCCAGGTAGTGGCGCAAATCTGGCGCGAGTTTGCTCACCAGCGGCGCAAGTTTGCGCTCTATCCAGTCCTCAACGTAGGCATCGCGGCGGTGAACCGGCTGCTGTGTAAAGTCGTCTTGGAGCGCAAGGCGCAGGACAATACGACCAGGGCGCATGGCCTCATCGATCCACACACCGGGGATGCACACGCCGTTACCGTCGCGTGGAATGGCGTCCAGTTCTTCCCGCATTTGCGCCTTGCGCGGACCGTAGGCGTTGCGGATTTTCTTGTACCAGGCTTCCTTGTCTTCCGCTGTGGCTTCCTTGCCGGCCATGTAGCACACGCGCTCAAACAAACCGTTGGCCACAGCGTCGTCAAAGGTTGCCCGGTAGACCTCGGCGCTGTCGCCGTAGCGCTTGTCCCGGATGTCATTGACCATCTGGTTGAATGCGTTGCCTTTGCCGTTGTGGGTGCTGATGATGACGATGCGGCCGCCCCAGATCAGGAGCGCCGTGGCGGCATCAAGGACGGCGGAAACGTCGCGGTGAAATGCCGCCTCGTCGATGATGACCTTACCCTGCAGGCCGCGAACGCCTGCCGGGTTGCTGGACAGTGCAACGATCTTGAAGCCGGAGGCGTAACGGATACGGTAAGCGTTGATCTGCCGGGTATTGCCGGCGTCGTCCTGGTCATCGAATAGAAACTCTTCAATTTCACTGACGCCTGATGCTTGGGCCTCGGCCATCACGCGGCTGAACTTGGCGCAATAGCCGATGAACTCCAGTCCCTTTTCCTTGGTGTCGCCGATGTAAAAGCAGTCCATACCGCCCGCGATTTTTTGCGAGGCGGCGGTGATGACCGAGTCCAATGCCTCGGCGAAGGTGATTCCGGTTCGACGGCCTTTCTCACAGAGTTTGATTTGCGCGTCGATGGCCAACCATTCCGATTGGTGGGCCATTAAGATGCCTTCATCCACAGGGTTGTAGCCCTCGGGGATCTCTCGGACGCTCGGCGGTAGTTCGTCCCATTCGACGACGCGCAGTGTGCTGGACGAGGGTTTCATTGTTTCACGCCCAGGAATTTCTGCCGCCAGAACATGGCCTGGTCTTCAGTCATCCCCTTTGCCTTCACCGTGCTATCCAGCTCGGCGGCTTGCTCCTGGAGCAAACGGTCGCGGGCCGCCTTCTCGATGACCTGGCGTTCCTTCACGCTCATCGTCCGCGCTTCCATGGTGGCCTTGGCGGCGCGCGCCAGAGCCGATACTTCGGCGATGGTCACGTCATCTTTTTCGTGCGCACCCATGGCGGCTTGATAGGTCAGCGTTGAGATGGCTTCCACCAATAGCACGCCGGTTTTGTCAGAGGAGTCTTCGCCAAACGCGCCCACGAATGCCTCGGCCATTTCGCGCTGTTGGCGGACCTTGTCGGTCAGTTCGTCAAAACCAAGTTTGAAGCGACCCAGCGCGCTGCGGCTAGGGGCTTTCTCGTTAGGAAAACGGGACTGGATGTCAGCCAGCATGTCGTCCAGCGTCATGCGGTCTTCGCGCAAGAGCTTCTGGATGTAGACCTTGACCATTGACGGAAGGCGGTTGATGGAGGATTTGCCCGCCATGGTCAGGCTCCCGGACGCTTGACGCCGTGAACGCGGGCGCGGCCTGCAGCGATGTCTTGACCACGCTCGGAAAGAGTTGCTACCACCACCGGACCAACGTCTTCCAGGCTTAACGCGCCTTGCTCGGCGAGCCAGCTCAATTCGGTTTTCACCTGGTCACGGCTGAGGGTATGTCCGTAATTGTCCAGGGCCATGGTCAGCACCGAGCTGTTGGCGCGGTAAGCAGTCATCTCGACTAGCAGGCGCAGGATCACCAAACGGATGTCTTGGCGCAGGAAATCGGAGTATTGGGTCATGTCGTTTTACTCAGCAGGTAGTCATTGATCCGGTCCAGAGAACGGGATAAAGGGGCCAAGGCATCCTTGACTCCCGAGAGTTCGGCGCGCATGGCCTTCATGTCCCCACGCAGGTCGGTGACAGAAGATTGATCGGGCATGTGTTTGACGTGCTCTTCCAGGGCGACGATGCGGGTGCGCAGCTCCAACAGTTCTTGACCGCTGGCGGCCTGGCGCTTGGTCATCCAGGTGTAGATGCCGAGTACCGTCAGGATCAGCCACTGCACGGTTTGAAAACCGAAGTTGAGTTCGCTCAAGTTCATCGCAACCCCCGTGTCGCCAAGTGCTCCAAGGCGTCTATGCAATCAAAACAATGTTCGGTACCGGGCTCGGCCTGGCGACGATCTTCGGCAATGGCATCCCCGCATTCTTCACATCGGTAGGCCGAACGGCCTGAGCGTCGTTGCAGTCCGCTGACATGGGCACGCCGTTTTGCCTCCTCGGTGTCGTCGTCATCTGTAGCGTGTTCAGCTACATCCATAGGGCGTCAGTCCTTTTCCTGGAGATCCAGCAGCCCGCTAAGTTGGGCAAGGTAGTTGCGAGCCC